ATTAAAGGAAATATAATTTCAGTCGTGTTATAGACCATCATATCTTCATTAGACCATTGATCTACTAAATCATTAAGCATATCAAAAGCATCTTGAGTAGCTTCAGGCGTTGGCGTTTCGCCAGCTTCTAAAGCACCAATGTCTTTTAATGCTCGTGAAATTATGTCTAGTGGCATCGTCATAATAAATCCTTAAAATGTAACTGTATAAGTGTCAGCTAACCAAGGTAAATCTTTTTTACTGCTTGTATTTAATATAGCTAATTGATTGTCTAGGTTTGATTTTATCTTAGATACACCATCAATTGTAGTTTCATTGTCTATCCATTGTGTAATGTTTGATTCTTTTAAATCTGCGAATGGAATATTAATTTGTTTTTCATTAAAGAAGTAGTTGCCTTCTGATATTACAGAGTTAATAGTATCGGTTGCTGTTATACGATAACTTACATGAGTAAGCACTTCATCAATTGAAGTTACTTCTAATATTTTCCATACGTAGTGAATCATATTAAACTCCACTTTCTAGGTGTAATGTGTGTTGCAAGCATTAAACGTGAGTAACCACCATGAGCTTTCCAACCACAGTTAATACGAATAAACCAGTTATCAGTAAAGAACCATTGCGCCCTCAAATTAAATGCATTGCCCCAATCTGTATACTCCCAGTTATCAACACCAGTATCCCACTTAGTGATAGAGCCACATACAATAGGTGCATGAGTAGGTTCTACACCCATAGGGAATTGACCAAAGCCATAAGCAGGGTTTCTGACTAACCAAAACATTCTATAAAGATAAGGGCTAGTCGTAGTAAAGTATCCACCGAAGTGACCTTCATCTAATGGCGCATCAAAGGTCTGAAACCACCGCAAAGGTTTAATCAGCCACTCCCTACCATCTATCACAGTTACGAATATAGGTAAGGCTAAGATAGGTGAAAGAACCCACGTTAATATAGTGAGTACGAATGAAAAAGGATAGCAAACTAACCATCTTAGGTATTTCATACAATTGCCAGCCTAGCTTCTGCACGTTTAGTTAATACATCAATAGCAATAGGTTTACCATTCTCAGCCATGCGTACTACAAGCCAATCTGTTGATGCTAAGTATGCCCTAGCCTCTGCATTGATAGCCTCTTGAGGATTGATGATAGGTAGTTGAGATATGCGTATTGCTTCTGCTTCTTCATCTGTAATTAATATAAATTCAACAGGGATTAAATCATCTTGTGAACCATCTAATTCATAAGCCCATAGATTATTGTTTAAGTCTTTATATGTTTTCATTATCTTAACTCCACCCAATTATTGATTGTTCCACTTGAAACAGTTATTACATAAGTTCCACCATTAGGAATAATTGCTGTTACATTATTAGAACAAACTGTTGCAGAACCATTAACTAATTGCGTAATAGCTACACCATTTATGGAAAAAGTAAAATTATTGCTTGCCCCTTGAAATAGTGTAAATACCAACATTATTGGCTTGCCAGTTGAGTTTGTATAAGTTGTTCCTGATGCTCTGCTTGCTTTTACATCTGTCCAAGTCTGCCCAAAGCCTAAACTCTGCATTGAAGCCATAGCCTGTCCACCATAGCCTTGAACTAAGCTAGGTGTAGTTGCCCATGTACCAGCTGTGGCTTGTGTAGATACTACTGTTCCTACTACTCTGAATGGACTACTTGTAATTGCAGAAGCAGAATAAACCACACTAGCAGAAGTAGCCCCTGTAGTCATAGCAGTTGTAGATAACAAAGTAGTTTCATCTAAGTTAGTACCACCCGATATATTCACAATACCTAAAGCAGGAGTACCACCATTGTATAAAACGACTAATACCAATTGTGATTGAACTGCACTCACAGTACCCAATGTTGCAGTAGAGGGTACGACTAAAGACAATGCTCCGACTGCTAATGCTGTTGTAGGTACACCTGTCGTTAAGGTAGCTGACCTAAACTGTAAAGAGGTAGCATTGATGCCTACAGTTAAAGCACTTGAGGCTACTGTGGCAGTTACAGGCTGAATAGGTGGAGTAGCTCCAGTAAAAGTAACCCAAGTAGGAACAGTTGCACCATTAGATTGCAATACTTGACCTGTAGTACCATTAGGTATAAATGCTGTTGTACCTGCTGAACTTTGATAAACTAATTGACTAGCAATACCGCCTGCAATATTAGTAGCTGTTGTTGCTGTCGTAGCATTACCGCCAATTGAAAGACTTGAAGCTGTACCTGTTAGTCCTGTACCTGCACCAGTAAATGAAGTTGCTGTTAATACACCTGTAGAAGGTACAAAAGTTAATTTAGTAGATGCAGTTTTTATTGGCAAATTACCAGTTGTACTTGATGTCCAATTAGGATAACAAGTAGTTGCAGTAGTTGTATCGTCTGTTACTGCTACGTTAGTAGCGTTAGTAGCTGTTGTGGCATTGGTAGCGTTAGTAACTGCTGTAGCACCTATGACTGTTACTACTTGAGCAGCCGTAGCTGCTGTAAATGCAGAAGTACCATTACCATAAGCTAGACCAGTCAATGATGTTAGTCCTGAACCACCATTAGCCACTACTACTGTACCTGTTACATTACTTGCAGTACCTGATGTATTTTGGTTAAAAGTTGGCCATGTAAATGTGCCTGTACTAAAATTACCTGATGTTGGTGTACCTAAAATAGGAGTTACTAAACTAGGGCTAGTGGCTAAAGCTACTACAGTACCACTACCTGTCGTTGAATATGATGTACCCCATGCACTACCAGTTGAGTTTGCAATACCAGCACCTGGATATACTTGAGCAGGTACTGTTGCATTAATTGTAATAGCAGTTGAGCCGTTATAAGTTGTACCACTATTAAATGTAATAGCTGTACCTGCCGTTAGGCTAAATAAGTTACCACCTAAAGCAACACCTGAAATAGTGCTATTAGCTAACTGAGCATTAGTAATTGTTCCACTTAATGCAGTTGTAGGGATTGTAGCGGAAGCTGTAACAGCACCTGTACCATTACCTAATAAGTAGCCTGTAAGCGTTGTAGCACCAGTACCACCATTAGCGACTGCGATTGTTGATGCGTTCCATGTGCCTGCTGTTAAAGTGCCTACACCTGTAATGCCTGTGTATGAGCCACTAATTAAACTTGAACCTATTGTACCGCTAGTGATCTGTGATCCTGCAATAGCAATAGAAGTGTTAGTAACACTAGATACTTGACCACTTGCATTAGTTGTTAATACAGGTACGCTTGATGCAGAACCATAAATACCTGCTGTGCCTACAGGTGTAATACTAAATTGAAAGCCTGTTAAAGTTAATCCTGGGCCTGCTGTATAAGAAGCAGAAGAACTAAAATTGCTCCACGGCATTGCTGTAGTACCTAAAGTACCACCTGGTTGCGCTAAACAATACCAAGCACTACCGCCTTGACCGCCATATTCAATAAATACAATAGCACTAACATATTGTGCCCAAGTCGTACAACCTGGTGCATAAGTCCAAGCACCTGTATTAACTGTATAAATACCATTCTTTGTTGTATCTGTTTGATTTTTAACTAAGACTGTATTGCCTATTACTAAAACAACACCATCTACTGTTTGTGTACCTGATAATGTAATATTAACTGTCGTACCTGCTGTTACTGGTGCTTTCCAACTAATACCTACTGCAACAGTATCTACATATAATTTATTGGCTAAATCATTACTACTTGCAGGAAGTGTAGAAACTGATCCTGTAGTCGTACTCATATTTGTAAATACACCAGTTGATGGCGTAGTAGCACCAATAGTAGTACTGTTAATCGTACTATTAGTTATGTTTAAACCTGATTGACTAGGATTAGTAGTCGCATAGAATGGCTGACCTTGACCAATAAAAGTTTGAAAATTACCATATACATCAAAGTATGCTTGTACAGGCAGTAGATTTTGATCTATTGTTGAGCTAGGGCCAGCCATAATATTCCTTTAAAAAGGTGAAGCAGTAAGTATTAAAACATCACCAGCACTAAAGTTAGCAGCTAAACCTGTTGTCATGCTATATCCTACAATCGTAGCACTTGTTGTACTATATCCTGATTGTTGAATAAATATGGTTGCAGAATTAGTTGTGTCATATCCAGTTACTACCCAACCTGTAGGTGCAGCAGGTAATGTAATAACACCATTAGCAGCACCACCAGTACCTACTACTATTTTAAAACC